CCCATGGCCATCATGCGGTCAAGAGCTTTTGTGATAGTAGCATGGTTAAAACCACTCTCTTTAAGCGCATCAAAGTTAATTTCTTTTTTATCCCAGATAATAGCCCAGATTTGGCGGGCTATTTTACCGGATTGGCGGTTTCCTACTTGTATGTTGGTGTATTTCTGCATTTTTTATCCTTTTTTGATTTATTTTCTTAATATAGTATTATTATTTTACATTTTGTATATTTTTATTTTATATTTATATCATAACAATAAAAAAGAGGTTAAAATGAAGCCATTTATTAACGGAATGCAGATAATAAAACTAATTGATATCGAAGATGACGATCCGATATCATCGGAGCAGTTTATTTTAGAGTTAAAGTACGCAACAAGAAAAATGACTTTAGATAATGGCGAATACGTGCTATTTGCGAATCTGGAAGATGATTTTCTTGTTGGTGGTGAAGGTCTTTATGGAACCATTTTTCCAATAAATGATGATCAAAATATATTTTTTTGCGGTACTTTTATTGACTCAGGATCAGAAAAATATCATAGGCGTGGATATTATCCGCAAACGTACACAATTGGATTAATCGAAAACAATAAAATTTAAAATTAACAAAATCAGCCCTTCGGGGCTTAACAACAAGGAAACAACATGGAGTTATTTAAAAAAATCACAAAAGCTAGATTAGAAATATCAAAGCTTAAAATTACAAAAAGTGGGAAAAATACATTTGCAAAATATGATTACTACGAGTTGAGCGACTTTTTACCACACGTTCTGGAGCAGCAAGAAAAACTAAATCTTTTTTCAGTAGTAAGATTTTCAGAGAGTTACGCAACACTCACTATCTATGATTGTGAAAAAGAAGGTGATTTTATAGAGTTTAACTCGCCGATGTCTGGACTCGAAGTCAAAGGGGCTAACACGATTCAAAACATTGGAGCAATGCAGACATACCAACGGCGTTACCTGTATATGTTAGCCTATGAGATATCGGAAAACGATGCTATTGACAAGGTGGCTAAGGAAGATATAAAAGACCCTGAGAAACCAGCTCTCACACCAAAATCTGAAAAGTGGAAAAATGCCGTTGATTATTTTGCGAAAAATAAAAACTTTACACTAATGGAAAAACACTATTTTATCAGTGATGAAAACAAAGAACTAATTAAAAAAGAGGTGGAAAATGCCTAAGTTTTATGATATTGATCAACGTTCAGACGAATGGTTTAATTTAAGAGCCGGAAAAATCACCGGTTCTCAACTATCAAAAATAATGAGCGGAGAAACCACGCAAGGATTTAAGGATATAATCAATCGCCTAGCATCTGAACGGCTACACGGAATGAGATTAGAAACTGATACATTTATATCTGCAGATATGCAAAGAGGCATAGACCTTGAGCCTATTGCCATAGAAATGTTTGAGTGTGAGACTTTAATAGAGATAAAAAATGGCGGATTTTGGGAATACTCCGACTCGATAGGTGATAGCCCAGATGGTAATTTTGATGGTGGTACATTAGAGGTGAAGTGCGTTAAATACAATACAATTGAAAAATACCACATCGAAAATAGGATACCACCTGAATATAGGTATCAGTGCCAACACCACCTTTTGTGTAGTGGATCGAACTATGGTTATTTTATGGCATATAATGAGCTTTACAAGCCTTTTATTATTGGGTATAACTTAGATAATGAGGTTATTGATAAGATGCTAGAACGCTTTGAACTTTGTGAAAAACTTATATCAGAGCGCATTGAGCAGATTAAGTGGTTTAAAGCGTGAAGCCATACGTTAAATTATACCTAGATTACTATGATTTACACGGTGATGATTACATTCCGTGCATATGCGGTATACCGAGTATTGAAATTCACCACATAGAGCCAAAAGGAATGGGTGGCACTGCTGGAAAAGATGTTATAGAAAATCTCATAGCTCTTTGCCGTATGTGCCATACTAAAGCGCACCAAGGTAAGATATCAAAAGACTATTTAAAGGCAATTGTGAATGGCAGAATATATTGATGTCAATATTTTGCATGGCAAAATGTACAATTCTGATGGAGAAGAGCTTGATATAAATCAAAGCGGTTGCAGGGTTACGATAACTAACCCTCGCAACATTAAACATCATAGACTTGTTTTTGCAATGTTGAATTATGTGTTAAACCATATGAAGCCACGGCCATTCATTAAAAATACTGAAAGGCTATTGCAGGTGTTTAAAGATTCTTATGGATACTTTGAATCATTTGAAAAAAGCAATGGTGACATAGTAAAAGATTATCACTCTATAAGTTTTGCAAGTATGAGTGAAATTGATTTTAAGCCAGTCGCAGAAGAGATTAAACAATTTTGCTACGCAGTTTTAAATATGGACAAATGTGATAAAAATGTAATGCAGGGATTAATAGATATAGAATTTTAATTATTTGCTAATTATCACATTTTTACACTTGTTTTATTTTATTATTATTTTAAATTTATAAAAACAACAAAAAGAGGATATGTATGAATGAAATAACGTGCCCGTATTGCAAAACCACGAAAGAATATAACTTTGAAAGAGTTGAACAGGGTGAAATCATAAATATTCAGTGCTCATGCTGTGATAAATATTTTCAGTGTGAGACAATTATAACGGTAGATTACTACCCTAAAAAAGCAGACTGTTTAAACGATGGAAATCATGATTATCAACCAACAAACACTTTTCCGGAGCAATTTAGAAAAATGCGCTGTAAGACCTGTGGTGATGAGATAGGTTTTACACTTGAAGAGAGTATAGAGCATCGCTTTAGTGATATGGGGTATACAGATGCATAATAAAATAATGTGCGCTACCTGCTCACACGAAGGTAGATACAATAGGTGTACATCTTTTGCACGACTATGCGATGAAAAGAACGGCTCTAATTGCCTACAATCTGTTTTAAATGGTGAAAGATGCAGATATTATGTTAAAAGTACAAAGGAGAGGTTAAGAAAGTGAAAGTAGGCGATACAGTTAAAGTTAAGCAAGGCAATAGCCATTACATCGGTGAGATCATAGATTTTGATCTCTACACTGGTGATCCGGTTTTATCAACAAACATCGGTATTAGATGCCCGAAAGCAAAGTATTGCAAAGTTGAAAGAGGAGTTAGTTTGATAAAGTATATGATTTTTATGGTAACAGTGCTGATATTAACAATGTTAGTATTTGCTGGTGCTATGAGTGTTGTTTTTAATTATGGGGTGTTATAATGGATAATTTAAAAAAAGAGTACAATGATTTTTTAAATAGATGGAAGGGAATGACTGGTCCTTCTGGATTAAACTGCTTTGAAGCAGGATATTTTCTATCAATATCTAATCAAATTAAAGTAGGTTGCCCTAAATGCGGGTGCAGAATACAGGTTGCTGATCGTTGCGCTGGGTGTTACCATGTTTTTGAGGATAGAACAGCTCATAACAGCGCAATGACAAATTTCAGCCCTTGCCATGCTTGTCAAGGCAGTGGCGTATACGATAATGGCGATTATATGCAAGATTGCCAGTTGTGCGGTGGGTGTGGTTATGATTATGATGATAGTAATGATTAAAATAACAATGATAACAATGGCTCTTACAATCATAGCTCCTATAGTGGCGATGGTTGTAACTGCCGTGATATGGAGGGTAAAATGAATGTGAAATTAGAAAGTCTTTTAAATCTAGATAGAATTGTAAAAGAGTTGAAAAGAGATGGTTTACTTTATGTTAGTTACGTAGGCATAGTTGATACACCAAATGGCGTAAAGAAGTTTTGCGAAATTCAAGGATTTGACCATGAGTATTATGAACAAAAAACTGGATATTGTAACGATGAATACTACGGTAACTTTTATTTACCAATAGAGGGTAAGTATATGAAGTTTTATTATGCGGCATAAATGAGCGTAAAACCCATAAAATGCAAATGCGGTGGTAAACCCAGAAAGTACCCTACCGATTTTCCGAATGCAGGAAAAGAAGAACTGCGAATGATTATATGTGATAAATGCGGTTTTCAGGCGGGCACACACGTGTATCTGTCAGAAGCAGTTAGGGAATGGAATTTAGAACAAAGGAGAGTAT